CTTTCGCTTCATTCGTCAGGTGCACATTCTGGATCCTTGGTGGAACATGAGCCGCATTGAGCAGGTTGTGGGTCGTGCTCTGCGCACGTGCAGTCACCAAGATCTCCCTGAGAAGGAACAGAACTGCACAGTCTATCTCCACGTGGTTCGTCCCGAAGCGGAACGTGAGTCCTTTGACGAATACACGTATCGCACACGCGTAGAACCGAAGGGCATGCGTATTGCCAAGGTCCGTAAGGTGATGGCAGAATCTGCAATGGACTGTCCCATTCAGTTGGCTCTTCCTGCGGATTGGCGAGAGTTGGAGGTCCCTCAAATTCGGGATGAAGGCCACGAGGATGTCACCTATCGCTTGAAGGGAATGATGGCACCTGCGTTTGATGAAGCGCCCGACGTGGAGCAGTGCAAGGTCGCAGTACCTGTCCCTGACCCCGACCATGCTCGTCCATTGTCGACCTACTTGGACTCGCGCGACGAGATCCTAACCAAACTCGGGAGGTTGTTCATTGACAAGTCTATCTGGGATCGTGAGCAGTTGTTTTCGGCTCTTCGTCCTTTCAGCCGTGATGTGGTCATCTATACGCTGCAGCAGGCCATCTCTACGTCCTTCCGCTTCACCGATTCCTTCGGTCGCCCGAGTTTGCTCGAGTCCAAAGGCGATCTGTATGCGTTGGCGCCGGTCGGTGTGCCGAACAGTACGATGGTCGAGCGGACAACCAAACCCGTCAAGCCGAATGACATTGATCTTCCCGAGCCCGAGGCAGAACCCGAAGCACCTGCGCAGCTGGAGGATGATGTACTTGACAAGAAGCGCGAGGCCTTCAAGTGGCCCAAGGATGCCGCAACACGGTTCTCAGAGGAGGTCAAGAATGGGTACATCTTTGATCATGCATTCACTCCTGCAGAGAAGAAGGCTTACATTGCCACGAACCCCGACTTGCCGTTTCTGGATCGCCTGCGGGTCCCTGACTCGGACATTGTCGTGACGGGTGACAACATGGAGTTGGTTGGAGAGGACTTGACCAAGTATACTGGATGGGTGAAACAGCTGATCAAGCGGTTCGTGGATGATAAGGACAAGTTGTTTGCCTCCATGGCGCCGAACGGTGGCTTCACACTGTCGCCCTCTGAGCTTGAGAACGATGTCCCGAAACGAGTGTTGGGCTCAAAGTCCTTCGCCCCGACTGCCTCCCGCACGGGAAAGAACGTTGTGCCCCGAATGAAGATAGTGGCGTCCTACATTGACACGAACGGTGTGGGTGTTGGAAACTTGGCGGGCACAGACTTGGATACCTATGCTGAACTCTTGGCCCGCGAGGAGCATAACATCGCATGGTATACACCTGAAGAAATGGCAGTGCTTCTGATGCCAGAGAACAAGACGGCTGTGCTGAAGGGTCTCAAGGTAGTCTAAAACGAAAACTCTTCACTCAAACACACAAGAAGGCACAATGGACACCAGCCCGCTCTATGAACGTCGTGAGCTCACTCGGAACGTTCATGTAGACGCCCGCTTTCTGCAGCGTAATATCCACGCCAGTTTGGTCGCCCAGCTCCGCCACAAGTATGAGGGGATCTGCCTCCCGGAAGGATACGTGCAGCCTCGTAGTATCACGATCGTGGAGCACTCGTTCGGTCGCACGAACATCCTGAAGGGTGGGCTGGATTACAGTGTCCGGTTTCAGGCAGACCTGTGTCTCCCGCACGCCGGTCAGGTGTTCAAGGCACCTGTTGTGCTCAAGAGCAAGATTGGTCTCCACGCAGAGACGACGCCAATCAAGGTTCTGCTGCCTCGCGATCTCCATATCGGCAACGCCGACTTTGATGAGGCGGACGTCGGGCATGACATTGAGTTTGATGTCGTGGGCACCCGCTTCCAGCAGGGCGACCAGTCCATCGTGGTCTTGGGTAAGCTCCGTCAGCGGATCAAGCCGGATGATCACAAGGAGGAGGCTGAACCGGAGGCACAGGACGTCATTGCCGCACCGGCGGGTGAGGGTGACAAGGAGAAGCGTGTGGTGACGGTATCGGCAGAGAACACCAAGCCATCAGGTGAGTCGCGTAGGAAGGCCCTGAGACGAACTGTTGAGACATCACAAGATGAACAGAAGCCGAAAGGAAGCGTTGAAGGAAAGACTGGACCGGCTTGATGCAAACGAACACGCTCAGATCTTCAATGTCATCAAGAAGTATACCGAGAGTTTCACCAAGACCCAGAATGGCGTGCTGATCTCGTCGGACGCGCTGCCGGATGCGTGTCTGGTTGAGATGGAGAAGATGGTCACTTTTTACCTTGACCAGCACAAGCAGATGGAAGCCGATGAGGCAGAGAGAAAAACCTATGAAAGAAGGTAAATGCCCGCCGAGTCAGACTTGACCAAGGATATCCCGAATGAGTCGATTAGCCAGTTTTATTGGGTCCTCTTTATCGGCGTCTCCATCCTTGCGGGGATTGTGGTTGTCCTGGATATCTACCTGCTGACAGTGAATACAAATGCCGGGTTGTCGATGCTTATTCGTTCAGTGCCTGTGCTTGTGATCGCAGTGACAAACATGTTATTCATGCATGTGTTGTCTGCGCGGGCGCTGAAGTAAAATGGATGCTTTTGATTCAAGCATAAAGATAAGGAACCATGGATACCCTTCTCCCCACCTCGGCACTTGCTAGCCTGAAGGAGTTCGCCGCACTTGTCAAGAAGGACAAGCACGCAGAGCTCGAATGCAAGATTCTTCACAACCAAATTCACACCAAGGACGTTGCCGATCGCATCTCGGACAGTCTCCAACTCTATTCACGAGGTGCTCCCGTTCACGAGCACCGTGCCACCTTCTCCTACTCCGATGGGCTTCGTGTTGCAGTCATTGGAGCTGAGAACATCCTCAAGGTCTGCACAACTGGAAGCTTTAGGGGCGTCCCCCTCGACGTGGAGCGGAAGCGGCGCTACTTTGAGGTCGTGACCGCCATCAAGGGCAAGTCGGATACGATTGATGTGCCCGAGGCAGGTGTTCGCCTCACCCTGCGCCACGAGGAGCACCTGCGCAAGGACTTCTCGGGTGCCCCGATGGATTCGGCGAGCCACGTGCGTGTCATTCACCGCAAGAGCTGGACGAGTCTGGATGGCATTGTGCGCTACGACTTCTCGCAGACCAAGTCCAAGACGAAGCAGACCAAGGACTTTGCAGATATCCTCAAGCAGAACCCGGTCTACGAACTGGAGCTGGAGGTGGTGGACCGCACCAAGTCGGAGGCAGAGATTGTTGCGTCTGTCATCCGCCACATCACGCCCGTTCTCGCTGCCTTCCAGGGGTCGCAGTTCATCCTGTCGGCGTCTGATCTGCGCCGCTACCAGATGGAGTTTGAGATGACCCGGACGCCCTTCCTGAACCCGGTCACGCTGGAGCGTCGGCACCTCATGGGGGATCGCCCGAATAGCATCCTGTCCGGCTACACGGTCACGAACAAGGCAGATGGTGAGCGCTGCTTTCTGGTGGTGATGCGGGACAAGCGTGTCTTGCGATTCACGCCGAGTTCCGTGATCACGTGGACGGGTCTGACGGCGACCAATGACATTCACATTGGCGACATTCTGGATGGCGAGTATCTCGCTTCTCGCAACCAGTTCTGTATCTTCGACGTCTACTGGTACCGCAACCGCGACGTGCGCCGTCTGCCGCTGTTCCTGTCCGAGGAGGACATGTCCAAGTCTCGTCTGGGCTGTGCTCGGTCGTTCGTGGGTGATATCCCGAAGGACTTCACGTCGCAGGTAGGCTCCAAGCCGCTGCGCGTGGTGACCAAGATGTTCCTGGCAGGAGATGGAGAGGCCATGCAGGAGGCAATCCGCAAGATCCTGAATACAGACTTTGAGTATCCGACCGACGGACTGGTGTTCACGCCCCGGGCATCTCCGGTCGCGCCGATCTCGGAGCGCAGGGGCAAGACGTGGACGACGGTCTACAAGTGGAAGCCGGCATCGCACAATAGCATTGACTTCCTGATCAAGCTGAAGCACGGCGAGAGCTTTGACATTACGCTCGGGAAGCGGGTGGTCAAGGGGACTTTGCACGTCTCTCGTACACCGGGTGATATCGTGTATCCCTGCGAGACCATGACGGGCGAGTATGAGCCGCCGGAGCTCCTGCCTGAGGATCGGGGACGTGATCGTGTTCCGTCTCCCTTCCAGCCGTCGGTGCCTCGTGCGCCGGATGCACATATCATCAATGTGCCCGTGGATGATCGTGGGGTGCCTGTGGATGCTGAGGGCAATCGTGTGGAGGACAATACGATCATTGAGTGCTCCTACGATACGGAGAAGGGTCGCTGGACGATCATGCGGACTCGCCACGACAAGACGCACCAGTATCGTGTTCTGCGGCGTCCCCAGTTCGGCAATGACATTGCAGTTGCCGATGCGATCTGGACGAACATGCACGTGCCGATCACAGAGGAGATGATCAAGAACCTGGTGGCGAACCCGCCAGATGCGACCTTCGAAGATGATCTGTATTATCGTGATAACCTGGATGCACGGGACCGGATTCTGCGGGATGTCTACGGGTTCCACAATCGGATCAAGGACGATCTGTATCGCTCATCTATCAAGCACGGGGATTCCTTGCTGGAGTTGGCGGTGGGACGCGCAGGAGATCTGCTGAAGTGGAAGCGGACTAAGCCGTCCAAGGTCGTGGGCATTGACTCGTCCATGTCCTGCATTACCTCGCCACGTCAGGGAGCGTGTGTGCGCTACTTGAAGGAGAAGGCTGCGAACCCGACGGACTACATTCCACCGGTCCTGTTCATCTGCGGCGACATGACCAAGCCGCTGTTTGAGGGCGACAACAAGTATGCCAACATCGTATCGGGATCCACACCGGCACCGACGCCGTATCTGGAGACCTTTGCAGGGCACACGGAGTTTGATGTGATCTCGTGCCAGATGGCGGTCCACTATGCATGTGCGTCCGAGGAGACTTTCGAAGCCTTTGCCTCTAACCTGGAGCAGCACGGAACGGGTGTCTTCTTCGGAACCTGCCTGGATGGTGCATCCGTCTACGCCCTGCTGATGGGTAAGCAGAGCCACATGTTCCGGTCGGGGACGCAGGTCTTTGGCGAGTTCGTCAAGGAGTATGATGACAAGCAGGGGTGGTCGGAGGAGTTCGGTCAGGCAGTGTCCGTGCACCTGGAGAGCTTTGAGCAGCCGCAGAAGGAGTATCTGGTGCCCTTTGAGAAGATGACGGAGGTTCTCAAGAAGCATGGATACAATTTGGTGGGGAGCACGATGTTCGCAGACCACTATGCAGATCAGAACAATATCCTGCTGACTCAGGAGCACCAGGCATTCAGCTTCCTGCACCGGAGCTTTGTGTTTGAGCGGTCCAAGGAGCCCAAGAAGCAGGATAAGCAGGAGGTGGAGATCCCGGTTGCTGAGCCGGAACCGGAGGTCAAGGACGAGCGGTCTGAACAGGCCAAGCCAGAGGAGAGTACTAAGGCAGAGGAGCCCAAAAAGAAGAAGAAGATTGTCAAGGTCGCTGTTAGTGGCGCCGAGCAGCCTGTCCTGTTCTTCGGAGCCGATGAGGGCAAGGGCGAGTGGCGTGTGTTGTCCAACATGTATGAGGCGCCCTTCCAAGTGGACTCGATCACGTACCCCACGGTGGAGCACTACTTCCAGTGGGCAAAGGCAAAGCAGTTCGGGGATGGCGCCAGTGCTGCCAAGATCCTGAAGACACCCTCTGCCAAGTCCGTGAAGGCATTGGGGCGCAAGGTGGCGGACTTTGATAAGGAGGCGTGGGACAAGACCAAGGATGGCGTGATGCGCACGGCTGTCAAGGCCAAGTTCATGCAGCACCCAGATCTGAAGACGAAGCTGCTCGAGACGGGAATTCGTCCGATTGGTGAGGCGTCTGCCCGTGATAAGTACTGGGGTATCGGGACGTCGGCGGATACGTCCAAGGCGGCAGACCCGACCAAGTGGCCGGGCAAGAACGTGCTAGGTAAGATGCTGGTGGAGCTACGCGCTGAGCTCAAGGAGTAAAGGGTTTCATGGAGCAACCTAACAGAATACAATGAAATACCCAAAGGTCTTATTTTTTAGACATGAGCAGTATGCGGCCATTGACACATTCCTTAACGTGAGCGAAGACAAGCTGGACTGCACGTTGGAGATCACGTCTAACCCCAAGGATATTCTGAAGATGTTCAGCAGCGACTACCATATCCTCGTCACCTATGGACGGTCTGAGGAGGAGTACTATGCATCAATGGGATCCCTCGTGAACCGGATGCGGATGCGGTGGATACACTTCCAGTCCACATCACTTGTGGATTTCAACCGTGGCATCAACTACTGCTACATCCACAACGTATTGATGCCTCACGAACGGACTCGTCCCGTCTTTTCTGTCTTCACAACCTGCTACAATACCTTCGCAAAGTTCTATCGTCCATATGGAAGCCTGAACCGGCAGACGATGAAGGATTGGGAATGGGTTGTGCTGGATGACTCTCCAGATGAAGCGCACTTTAAATTTCTTAGGGAGGCAGTCTTTGATGATCCCCGTATTCGCCTGTATAGTCGCGATAGAAACAGCGGCAATATCGGGAACGTCAAGAATGAGGCAGCGTCCCTCTGCCGCGGCAAGTATGTCCTGGAACTGGATCACGATGACGAGATCCTCCCCGACTGCCTTGCAGATGCTGTGAAGGCGTTCGAGTCAGATCCTGACGTTGGATTCGTCTACATGGATGCGGCGCTTCTCCACGAGAATCGCACGAACCACACGTATGGTGATCACTTCGGGCTTGGCTACTGTGGGTATTACCGCCAGAAGCATCAGGATATGTGGGTGAATGTGATCTCGTCGCCCAATATCAACAACATCTCCCTCAGCCACATTGTGGGGCTTCCAAACCATCCTCGCATCTGGAAGCGGTCTGTTCTGAATGAGATTGGAAACTACTCCGAGTACCTCCCTATTTGCGACGACCAAGAGCTGCTCCTACGTACGGCAGTTAAGACCAAGATGGCGCGTGTACACAAACTTGCTTATATTCAGTACATGAATGATGGATCTAACAACTTCTCGCTCATTCGCAACTCAGAGATCAATCGTCTGGGGCCGAAGTTCATCACTCCACAGGCATATGAGGCCTATAAGATTGATGAGCACATGAAGTCGCTCGGTGCCTACGAGGTTCCTGGACCGAACCCATGGGCACAAATGTGGACCAAGGAGAACTTTGAGTATGTCTATTGCAATAGTGTTCTGAACTTTGACCACACGAAGCAGATCTGCGTTCTGGGGCACCAGACACTTATTAACCACATTGGAGACCTTCGGGACGCCAAGGAGGATATCTTTGTATTGGACTCAGAGCTGTCGACGG